AAGATGAAGACGAGAAAGACGAAAAGGACGATGAAGAAACGATGGATGAAGAAGAGGACGTAGACATCGAAGTTGACGACGATGACGACGAAGAAGTAGAAGAGAAAAAAAAGAAATAATTTAAAAAAGTTGTTTTTGTTTAGTCCTCTTGAAATATAGAGGACACTTCAAAAATAATTTAACTATATAAATTATAATATGACAAAATAGAAATTCAAAAAAATACTGAATTTCAAAAAAGCGAAGATTAGAACTGTTAGATATGTAAGTTTTTAATTCAGAGCACAATAATTATTACTTAATGGAGAAAAAACTATGAGACATATCATGGAAGAAAAAGCTAGAATGCAAGAAGTTGCTATGAGCGAAAATCGCACTCGCAATAGTATTGCTGATAGACTTATTGAAAAATGGAGTAAGAAAAAAGGACTTAACCTTGATGGTGGTAAATTTGAAAAGATTTATGAATCCAATCCTCGTAAAGCCCGCAATCTTGCAATCATCCTCGAAAATCAGGAAAAGTATTTAAAGACTCTTACTGAAACCCAGATTTCTAATGCGTTTAAGGGAACTCCCCAAACCGTTATTAAGGTTATTAGACTTGGTTATCCCAACTCTGTTCGTGGAGACGTATTCACCGAATATGCAATGACCACAATGAAAGATACCATGTTTAAAGTTGAAACTATTTACAACAAGGGAAAACGTGGCGCAACTCAGTACGACGTTATGTATGAATCCACCGCTGATCGCTATGCTTCTGAAATTGAAAGAGTTTCTGTCACTGCAACCGCTACCGACAATTTCACTGGAACGCTTCCTGTCGTACCAGCGCGTCCTTATACCTTAAGAATCTTACTCAATGGTTTTCCTGTTGCTAATGATAATGGTTATGGCTTATTTACAGGCTCAGTACTTTCTAATTCCGCAACATCTACCATTGATTATACTACTGGTGCGTGGGATATTACTTTTGCCGAAGCTTTGACTACTGCAGATACTATCACTATGGAGTGGAGCCACAACTCTGAAGTTTCAACCCTTTACGGAGAACAGGGTCAAGTAAATGTTCGGCTCGTTCCTTACGATTTTAGAGCAAAGCCTTATCCGATTGGATTCAGCTGGTCAAAAATGACTGAACTGTTAATGAATGATCAGCTCGGTCTTGATGGTCAGGAAGTTTTCATTACCGCTGGTGCCGATGAACTTAAAAAGTCTCTCGACTTCCAGGCTTTCGGAATGGCTAATCAAGCTTCTAAATGGACTACTGCAACTACTTTTGATACCGACTGGTCAACCGCCGGTGCAGATTCAGACTATGCACACACCCAGTCCGTTGTGAAAGCATTAAGAAACGCTTCACAGAAGACCTATAATGCAATTATGCGTGGTGGTGAGGCTTCTTCTTATGCCTGTGGACCTAAAGCTGCTACTTATTTAACCGGACACAAGGGATTCGTTGCTGATAGCTCAATGCCTGCAATTGGTGCATATAAATTTGGAACCCTTAATGGAATTCCTCTTTATCAGGTACCGGCCGATGTTATTGCAACTGATGAAATTCTTTGTATTTATAAGAATAACAGGGAAGAGGCTAATGATAGCGCGATAACTTGCGCAACGTACCTTAACCTTTATCAGACCCAAACTCTTGAATACAGTTCCTTTCACAAAGAGACGGCAATCGCGTGGTTCGGGGATTTAAAAATCCAAGAAGGACGTTACGTTACCAAGGTTAAGCTCGAAAATCTTCCTGCTTAATATAATTTAACTTCTATTAAACCTCTGAAAAATTAATTTCAGAGGTTTTTTATAGTGAAGTGGCAAGAAAAATGCAACATCTTTAGTGTGGCATATGAATTGCCACAAATTACATATTAACTATAGAAATTTAAATTTTTTCTTCATAATCTTATTATATAAACAGTAACTATTTTTGTCAAGTCAAACAGTGAAGATAAATTAACTATATAATTAATAAGGAACTTGATTGAATGTCTTATAGGATATTAGTTGAAAATTCGAAAGTTAACAATATTTCTCATAAATCTCTCAAATTAAGATTATACCCATCAATAGAACAAAAAATCCTTATAGATAAAACTTTTGGTTGTTGCAGAAAACTCTACAATGAACACTTACAAGAAAAGAACGAATTCTATATTGAAAGTATCTTACCAGTGAAAAATAAAATCACTGAAAAAGAAAAGAAAGAAATCTACAAAGCTTTCAAGCCTAAAACTGAAAAAGAATGGAAAGTTGTCTATCCATATCTTACAGAAGTTTCTTCAACTTCGTTACAACAAGCGAGAATGGATTGCGATAATGCTTTTATGAACTTTTTCAAATCTAATAATGGAACTAGAAAAGGAAAGTCTGGTTTTCCAAAGTTCAAAAGTAAAAAAGATAATCATCAAAGTTATAGAGAACCAAATGTGAATGAAAATTGCCAGATTTTCTTTGAAAACAGAATTGTGAAAATTCCTAAAATTGGAAAAGTACAATTCAAAGATAGACAATTTCCAAAATGGTGGAATCAAATACAGAAATTATGCTCAATGACAATTTCAAAGTCTTGTAGTGGAAACTATTACGTTTCGATTCTTTTTGAAATTGAAAATGTGAAATATAAGACAAGTTCAAGAAAAGAAGTAATAGGACTGGATTTCAGTCCGTCTGAAATGTATGTTTCTAGCGAAAACCAAACTGGAAAAGATTTTGGATATATTGCTCAAAAACAAAAACATCACAAACAACTCAAACGATTAGGACGAAGATTAGCAAGAAAACAATTTTTGAAAGGCCCAAACAGTCTAAGAAAATTGCCTTCTAAAAACCGAGAGAAAGCGAGAATCAAGCTGGCTCGATTAGAAGAACATATTGCCAATTGTAGAAAAGACTGGATTGAAAAAGAAACTCTAAGATTAGTAGTTTCATATGACAAAGTTGTTGTGGAAGATTTGAATTTGAAAGGAATTTCCGCTTTTCTTCGCAATGCTAAAAACATGAATGACACTTCTTGGGGAATGTTTGTTTCAAGATTACAAGCAAAAGGAAAAGACTATCATTGTAATGTTATTAAAGCAGATAGGTATTTTCCTTCCAGCAAACTTTGTAGTTGTTGTGGTTGGAAGTATGAAGATTTGAAACTTTCAGAAAGAAAATGGACCTGTCCAAAGTGTGGCACTTCACACATACGTGATGTGAATGCTGCAATTAATTTGAAAAATTATGTACCGATGGAAGGTCGGGAACTTACGCCTGTGGAGAGTTCTAAGGTTGCAAACTTAGCAATGCTTGCTTTGAAAACAACCGAACTCAATGAAGCAGGAAGCTACTCACAGGCGACTGTGCATAGGAATATCCCCGGTCTTTAGCCGGGGGATAGGCTTCAATTGACACTTTTGTATTTAATTTGTATATTATAATTGGTTAATGAAGGAAAAATAGGTTGGCGCCTATCGAGAAAAAGTAATTCAGTTTCCCTAACTTCATTAACTATTTAATAAACTCCGCCAAGAGTTAAAAAGATAAAAAGGAATTAATAATGCAAAAAGAAATTTTCTGCCTGATTTGTGTATTTGAAATATAGTTTAACTATATAATTATGATTGAAATTCCTGAAAAAGTATATAATCAAATGCTCTCAGTTTTAGGTTATCCTTTTGTTACTTTAGCTCCAGATTCGGCTACAGATACAAAAGGTTATGATTTAGAGCTTACCTCCAAACAGATTAAAGAAATAATTTTAGAACCCGCTATCAATGAATATTATCGCTGGTTTCCAATAGAGCTGACACAATCACAATCCGTTTCAACTAATTTTGAAATACCCTTCCCTAATGAAGATGTGTTTTCCGTTAAAGATGTTAGACTAAATACAAATATGTTTCAATATGGACCCACAGGAAACGCACTTGTTGACGAGAGGTTTATATCAACAAACAATATGTATTCTCGTGGTATGTATGGAACTCGTAATGACTATGGTTATTCAACCGCGAGAATAACTAGACGTTCAGAAACCCAAGCCTTTATAGATACAAACAAAGCATTTAAATGGCGCGTTATTGAAAACCAAAGAAAGCTTGTTGGTTTTTCAAACGTAATGGGAACATTAGAAATAACGTGGGCTATGAAATCAGATTCTTGGGACCATGTTGCTTTTAGTCAGCAGGGAGATGTTATAAAATTATGTCAAGGAAAAATGTTGGAATATTTTGGAAGGCTTAGACAGCAGTTAATGGTTTCCGATGCGCCAGCAGAATTAAATGGTGAAAGTTTTATTGAGCGCGGAAAAGAATTGCTTGAAGAAGTTTTCACAAAGTGGAGACAGTTTACTTATCCAGTTATTATGAGAGGTTAAGATGTATATAATTAAAGAGGTTGATTATGCTAAAGGATTGTTAAACCCTGATAAAAAAAGTATAGATTTTATTTATCATGGTACCAATTATCCTTCAGCTTTTTATGTTGCAAAAAACAATAAACTAAAAGCATTTTTTACAAAACATATTAGTTTTTCTACTAATTATTATTGGTACAGTAAAAAACCGGCATTGGTGGGTGAATTATTTATTTTATTTAAGCTTGATTTTAAAAAAATGAACAACGATGGTATTAAATTTATAACAAACGTATCTAAAATGAAAAATGTTGAAAACTATGAAATCATTAGTAGACAAAATGAAATAAATTCTATAAAAAAATATATTATGGAAACTATTTTGTTAAGAACAGAGTTGAAGAGATTTTATTTAAAATTTATTGAGAAAATAAAAGATTTTGAAACACACCCAAAACACTGGGCGGATGAAACTAGTAATATCGCTATAGCAAAAGCCTTTCTAAAAATAGATACAATTCCAAAAGATTATAGCGATTACGAAAAAATAGTGTTTAAATATTTTAATTCTAAATTTCCAAATTGTAAAATAGTTGATAGAATACAAAAAAAGGTAAACGTGGTGTACATAATTAAAGAATCAAAAGAAAAAGATTATTTCGTAGATTTCATTAAAAAACAAATAAACGTTGATTTGTCTGATAGAATTTCAAAATCAAAAAATAGAGGTATAATCAATTTAAACATTGAAAATATTGATAAAAGTGTTTTAATTGATATAGCAAGATTTTCAAAACAATATGAAAAATATAAAGTTTTAGATAATGGCAAAAATGAAATTTCAATCGTTTTTCCAAATAGTAAATTTTGGAAAAGCAGCACGTTTAATTGGGTGCCAGTTTCTAACAGGTATTAAATATGCCAAACACAATAGATGGAAACATATCACTAAGACAATTAATTCAAAACACGTATAGACCAAAATTTAGATCAAGATTTAAATATAAAGTTAGAGACGTACTTAAAAAAGTAATCATTATAAAGCAAACTACATTGCATCCAGATAGACCAAATTCTCCAACAGTAACATACATATTTAGAAGTTTTTCATATCCGCAATATGGCAATTATATTAAAGGTAAAACTGGAAACAAACAAAGAAAATATAAGCATCAATATGATCAGATTTTATCTATTGTCGCAGATGATAATGGAAAATTTTCTATGGATTCTACTGATTGGAAATATAGACTTGGAAGTCAAAAGAAATGGCAAGATAATGTACCTCAATCCAAAGTAAAAACTATTTACAGAGAAACACAAGAAAAATGGAAAAAAGAAAAATTTGAAAAACGTGAAAGATTAATTAGACGTTATTCCGGGGAACAATTAAAAAAGAAAATAAAACAACTCGATGAAGAGTTTAAGAAAAAAATTGAGCAGCATAAAAAATCTGCGCCTTATCTTGACAAAGGTGATTATTGCTCAAGGGTTTTGGGTATCAATGGCGACTTCGCTTTTCGTTGTCAAAAAGCATATCAAGCGTTTGGGCATTTGTATGGAAGAATGACCGAGCCTGGTTGTAGTGATGATTTGATTAACATGTTTGCTCCGAAACATATGCTGGCTTTGATAGATTTTTTAATTAAAATTGGAATTTTAGTTTAACTATTAATATATGTATATAATTAAAGAAGCTAAGCAAGTTGGTATATTATACCATTTTACAACTATTAACAATTTAGAAGATATTCTAAAAAGTAAAGGGCTTAAATCGGATTTTTTTGATTACATTTCTTTTACAAGAAATTTTAATTTGCAAAAAACAAGCGACTATTTTAAAGACCATAAAGTAAGACTTACCTTTGATGGAAATAAGCTTTCAAATAAATATAAAATAGAACCATTTATTGACAACGTTGGCAAGATTACTAGAAAGTATGGTGAATATGAAGAAAGAATACTTTGGCCGTCGGGTAAATTACTGCCTTGCTTTTTTGCTTTAAAACAAATTGATATTGAAAAAGGTATTTCAAGAGAAGATTTTAAGGCGAATGTTCCTATAAATTATGTGTGGTCGTTCAAACCTTACAAATAATTAACTATATATAAATGGACCTTATATATAAAATATTAGAACCAATAATACCAACGCTTCAGCAATTTGCTGTCGCACTTCTTTCCGATATTGTTATTTTTATGGTTGTTATGGCTATTATATATACAATCGGTCGAATGTTGGAATTAACAACATCGGATAGAATAAAAAATTCTATTGCCTTGCTTACTATAATTGGTTTAAATTATTTTCAAAATTATAAAAATGAATTATCGTATGCTATTTTTAATATAGTAATTCATTCTTCAATCGGTGTATTATTATATGTATCAATAGGCTTTAGACTTTTTGATAGGGTTGACGATTTTTTAGATAAACATTTTGGAAAAAATAAAGGAAGAAAAAATAAATGAAACTAAAATTATGTTACGATGTAGCTTTTAACAATAACGTTCAAGTAATTTTAAATAAATCCTTCAACGAAGAAATAGATGTAAAGTTTGGAATTTACAGTGATGGATCTTTAACCGTTAATTTAGCCCCATCAAAACAAAAAATTGATTGGAAAATTAATTTTGATTTTTTACGTAGAAAAGTAAAACCGTTTTATGCAAAGCCAGAATCCAAAGTAAAGGTTCATGGCGGTTATTTAAAAGAGTGGTATAGATGGAGAGATGAATTTTTTGAAATTATAAATAGCAATCCAAAGCTATTGAAAGCATTGGAAAAAGGATTAATAATCTCTGGTCGATCAAAAGGTGGGGGTGAAGCCTCTATTATAGCTATTGATATAGTACGTAATTTTAAATGTGGAGAGGTTTTGGTTGGAATGCTTGAAGCACCGAAGGTTGGAAATAAGGCTTTTGCAGATTCTGTTGAAAGATATATACCAAAAGAAAATATGTTTCATGTTCGTTATGGAGCAGATATAGTAACTATGATTCCACCAACATTTAAAAATCCTGGAAAATTTATTTGGTTTAATAAGAAAAAATTTATATCATTTTTAGATCATGCTATTGGATGTTTCGATCAAGAAAGAATGTATGAGTACGCAAAAGGAGTAAAGTAATGAAAATCATAAGAGGGCGTAAGGGAATTTTAAAAGAATCAATTAACGAAACACTTGTTAAAGCAGATGAATTATGCAATACATACAAAAATGTTACAATTGATTTTTTTATATCTGGCTTAAATTCTGGAAAAATTAGAAAAGGTTATGGTTTTAAAAACCTTGGAGTAGATCCCGACAAAGGAGAGATAAATATTGTCTTTGACGGACGAGAGGTGGTAACCATTCCCGTAAGGAAAGGTACATGTAATTTTGAAAAAATTAATAACACACGTTTTCCAACGTTAGTTGTTAAACTCACTGGCATTACAGTATATATTACTTGGAGTTAAATAATATAAGGAGTAAAATAATGTATATAATAAAAGAAAGAATGAGAGATGTTTCCATTCTTCCTATAGGTTTATTGGATTTAAAAACTGGTAAAAACAAAGTTTTAGATAATGTATACGAAACTTGGTCAGACGATGACACGACAGCCGAATTTTTGGGATACTGGCGATAAAAAAGTTGTTATTTTTACAAGCGGAAAAAATCCTTTATTTAAAAAAGTGAGACTCAAAACTTTTAACACGATCAAAATTTTAGATATCTTTTTTCCGGGACGTTGATTGATTGGCGTAGTTTGGAAAAATTATCGACATTTACAAAATACGGTTATAAGTTGTATGCTTACGTATACAAATAAAGGAGTAGAATAATGAAGATTGTAAAAGAGAGCAAAATTAATGAAGCTGTGAAACCTATGGATTTTTCAGTTCAGTTTAAAAGCAAGGGCAGTGGATTATATCAAGTTTTCGTTGATGGACACAAATTTGGAAAAGACCTTTTTGACGAAGACGACGTTGAGAAGTTTATTAAACTCAAATTAGATTTTATGAAAAAGTTCGAGGCTTTGCTTAAATGACTATAATTAAAGAAGGATCTGTATCAACAGATTTACAAGTAGATTTTTATCCATCAAACTTTCGTTCAATTATTAGAGCAATAAGAGAGGCGATCATAGCTGAAAATGATGCAACGTCTATGTATGAAAAAATAGTTGATGGTGTTAAAAATCAACAAAATTTTGAAATCACTCCGCAATTTGTAAAAATTGCAGAGGTGCTTCAAGATATAGCCAATGAAGAAAAAGTTCATATTGGCGAACTACAAAAACTTTTAACTTTATTAGATAAAGGTGAAGTAGAATTTTATAAACAAGGAGTAAAGGAAGTATGAGAATCATAAAAGAAGAAAGAGAATTGAAAAGCGCAATTGGACAAGGTTATGCCTATATTTATAAAGATAAACACGGTATGGACAGTCTCTCAGTTTTTAAAAAAAACATTGATGAAGTTTATTGTTTGAACTCTCTTTCAGATTGGGAAAAACATAAAAATAAAAACTGTGTTTTAGTTGTTAATGGACCCGGGTGTTTGTGGGCAAACCCCGTTATTGATGGAAAAATTATTTATGGTATGTTTGGAGGTTGTTTTATATATACATCAAACAAGATTGTTATGAAAGGATATTCAAACCCCATAAGATTAATGGATAGAGTTGAAAGATAGTGTCTGACGAAATAGAGTTTTACAAAAAAGGAGTAAAAGAAGTATGAGAATCATAAAAGAAAACAAGCTTGATGAAGGTTTAGGAATTCGAGATTATGAAATTAGAGGAAATTATACTTTAATATCAATTGATGAAATTGATATTGATTACTCTATAAAAGAAATTAATAAAATTTTACAACACTATAAAAGTAGGGCCGTCAAAGTTTCGAATGGCTTTATAAAAGTTCCAACAGAAACACTTGTTAACTTTGCGATAGCTAATCTTGGATAAAAAATGTATATAATTAAAGAGATTAAAAATTCTGAAATTTGGTATCATGGCTCGGATAGAAAAATAACCTCTTGGTCTACTTCCCATACTGGAAAAGGAACCGATCAGGAGGGTGCAGGCATATATTTTACAACAAATAGAGAAGATGCTCAAATTTATGGTAAATATATTCAAAAAGTTTCACTTGATTTTAAAAAACAAATGTCTTTAAAAGCAAAACCCATAAAAAGGGAAATTGAACAACTCATTAAAAAAGCTCCAAATTATAAAGATACATTAATGGATTTTGCAGAAGATGAAAAAGAAGCTTTTATAAAGGCAGTGAATAATTACCTTGAATATAATGACACTCATTGGGAAGCAGTAAAATTCATAGAAGCAGATTTCTATAGAAAAGAAGGTGATAAATATTGTAAAGCTATGACAAGCCTTGGCTATGATGGTGTTATTATAGACATTAACTATAATAACATACTTCACGCAGTTGTTTGGAATCCAAAAATAATAAAAGGAATTTAAATGTCTGATATTTCAGTAGAAAAATATGAAAGATTTAGAATAGATCACGGAACTTTTTCTTCTTTATACTATCCTCAACTTGATATTATGAATGTTGAGTTTTTCGATGAGGATGAAGAAGATGAAATTGAGGAAACTGTTTGGACAAAAGAAGATGGTTTTATTGATTGTCAATTTGATAGAAATGTTTTAGAACAAGATTTATTGATTTTAAGGAGAGTTATATGATTTATGTACTTTTTGGTTTAGTATTGATTTTGTTTTGTTTTTCATTATATTTACTCCTTCAAGTGCTGAGATTAAAAAAAGCCATTATTTCTGTTATAGGACCTCGTTTAGATTTACATGAAAACAGATTGAAAACATTAGCCAAAAAATAACTATTAAATTGGAGACACAAATGGCAGTAAAACAGTTACCAACAATACAAACAATTTTTTCTGGAGAAGGAATAACTTCAGACACAAAATCAATTTCATTTGAGCTTGATGAAAAAATAGAAACTACTTATAATGTAGTTGTAGATAGTCCATTGGAAATTGATTTTTCATTTATTGAAAAGGTTAAAACTTTCATATTCAACACTGACAATCCTTTTATACTAACTTTATCAATAGATATCGGAACAGAAGAAATTCCAAATATTGTAGATGTACCTATCGAAGTAACTTCAATGTTTAGATTAGATCCATCTGAAAACTTTCTTGCAACGCTATCTAAAATTGTTATTTCAACTACTTCAGTAAATGGATCAAAAGTAAATTGTAGAATATATGGAGAAGAATGAAAACTACCGGTCAAATTCTCAAAGATCGATTAAAATTGAAAAATTTCTCAAGTGTTAAGATAAGACGTCTTGTTACTGGTGGATCTTTAAGAACTTATCAAATAGTTTATGATTCTCGTAGGCCTACGTTCCCAATAACGGTAGGAACTTTAAGAAACAATATATTAGTTCCAAAAGTTGTTAATGGTGATGCTGAAACTTTTTTTGGAACACCCTGGGCAAACATTGAAAATTTTAATGGATTTTTAGAACCTGCTTTATTTTTTGTTACGGATTTAAGTGGATTATATGGACGTAAAAACAACTATTCGGAAAAGTATGTATATTCAAACAAAAGACTTGAAGAATTAACAATACCTGATTTAAGAAATATTGATCAATATACATCAGATACAACCAAAACATATAAAGATCAAAGAAAAATGTTTCAAGGACAGGGTGTAAAAAATACTAAGCTAGTGGATTCAAAATATATACCCGAAACAGGTTCTTTGCTTTTTATTTTTTTAACTGAAAGTACAGAAATAGCAAAAGATAAAGTATCTCACAAAACAACAAATGCAAAAGTTGATACTAAACAACAATATGACAACGAAATGGATAAATTAATAAATAATCCATCAAAAACATATGATATGTTACTTCAGTTGGAAAATGTTTTCCCAAATAATTCATATTCAGATTTATCCTGGTTAGAGGTTTATAACGGTGAGGTTGTAAATACTAAAATGATGAAGGATTTATTAGAGGTTGCCGACGTTAAATTGTTTGATAATACGCCAGCTTTTCAATTTCAGGGTTTTAGATATAGATTAACTCAATTAGATGCATCCATATATCCAGAAAGTAGACCAGATAATGTTTGGCGAAAAAAACATGGAAACAATGGGCTTTTAGATAAACATTTTAGTCAGCTTTTTGATAAGGGCACCTTTGATATTTTCATAAATCAAATGACCTCTGTTTTAATAAAACACTGCAAGTCTTTAAATTACTATAAAGATAAAAGAATAGTAATTTAACTATTTATATATGATAAACTTTTTTAAAAAACACTTAAACACAATAGTAATAGTATTATGTATTGTTTTAGTGTTAAATTATATATTCAATCCTCTTATACCAAAAGACATTAAAAATACGATCGAAGAAAATAAAAATTTAATTGAAAAAATATCTGAACTTGAAAAAAATGTTAAAGATCGTGAAAAAGAAATTGAAGCCCTTAATGTTGAAATTTCAAATCAAAAAGTTGAAATAATAGAAAAAGAAAAAATAATTTATAAAGATGGCAAGTTAATTATACCCGAAGATTATGAAGAGTTGAAGGATAAGTATATTGCCGCTTCCAATATTATAAAACTAAAAGATTCTGTTATAGATAAATTGGAAAAAAAGTCTAAAAAAGATGATTTGCTTATCATAGATTTATCAAATGCTTTAAAAGACGCTGAAAACCAATTATCAATATCGAATGATATTATTACCTCTTTTTCAAAAAAGAAATGGTTTCAGAGTGTTATAATTGCTGGTTATGATTTTGAATCTGTTGACGCAAACTACATGATTGTTATAAAAGAAAAGATTTTTTCCGGGATTGGTTTTACTTCAAATTCAAAAATAAGGGTTAGCGTAGGAGTGAAATTATAATGCCAAGTTTTTACCCACAAGTATCAAGCAAAGCCTATGTAAATATATTCTACTCAATGTGTATTCATTTTGATAATTTAATATCTAAACTCATTTTAAACGAAGATGATTCAAGAATAGTTTATTCCTCAACCGATTATGCATTAATTAAACGCTCTGGAAAAGAAGAATGGAATAATGCAAATTTACCTTTTTTAAATTATAAGCTTAGTGGAAAATCAATTGGTGGAACAAGAAATTGGTTTTCAATGCAAAATTTTTCTCAAGGTGTTTTCATTCCGGAACTTAGAAAAAAAATAAGAATTGCTCCAATATCAATCGAGTTAGATTGCACTTATTGGACTTCAAGAGACGATGATTGGCAATATGCAGTAGATACCTTACTTATATATGACTTCGGAGAAACAAAGTTTTCTTATGATATGGATTTTTCAGGAACTATCGTTTCAAACATTGCAATTGTTGAGTTTAATTTAGATACTTCACCCAGATACACAGAACAAGATTGGTTGGAGAAAAACGAAATTTCAACTTTCTCTTTGAATCCAACAATACAAACATTTTTACCTTTAGATACAGCAGAGGGATTTTGTATACCAAAAACATTACTTATGGATTTCTTAGTTAAAAAAGATATAATAAATCAAGGCGAAGTAGTTGAATATGATGAGGCCCTGGAATTCACAATAGACCATTTTAATCAAACAATTATTGAAAAATAACTATATATAAAGGAGAATATAATGACAATTTTAAAAGAATCAAATAAAATCAATGAATATGTCGAAGTTAAAAACTTAGACAAAATTAGAAAAGTTGGTGCTCTTTCTGGCTGGCAAAAACAAATTTATAATCTTATTAATGTAAGATTAGCCGGAACGGTTTTTGATAGAATGATGGATAGAGTGTATAAAATAGCGCCAGAAGGAGCTGACCCTGAAGACATTAAAAATGCTTTAGTGGTTTCATTTTTAGACTATATTGATAGCATTTCCTAAGGAGAATTTATAAATGTCTGGTTTAATTACAGTAATAGATAACGATAAAAGCCAATCTGTTAATGTTTCGAACACAGCAATCGGCGCAACTGTTATAAAAGCAAAAAAGGGTAGTACCGAACCTGTATTATTCTACCCCAAGTCTTCAAAAAGAATTTTAGATTATTTTGGAATACCTGATGTCGGATCGGAAGGTGTTGATGATGTTTTAACATACAACAACAACTATCCAATATGGGTATCAGCGCCTTCGACCAATGGAAAATACGGAGGTGTTCTAGTTACCGATTCTGGAACAGTCCCTTTTGTGGGCGGTAAAGAAAGTAAAACGATAAATTTTTCAGAAATTGTAAATACAGAACAAATAGCCGTTGCCGATGGAGAAATGACCGAATTTACTTTCGTACTAACGGACTATACAAACTATGTTCAAAGCTCTATTGATATTTTAGTTGATGGTGTTCCATTAAATATTATTGCCTCAGCCGATGACCCTGAAATTTTAACAACTGATCCGGATGTTGGTTCTGGAACTTTTACAAAATCTACAGGGTCTTTTTCTTTTACTTTTAATGAAGCTCCTATTGAAGGAAGTGTTATTGAAGTTAGTTATTTAGTTGACAGATCAGAAGACGCTTATTTTGCTATTTTTAATAAAAATCCACAACTAGATGATTTAAAAATAAAGGTTACTTCAGATCCTGATAATGATTTTGTATTAGACTTGCAAAATAAGATAGCTGGAAAAAATACTTTTAGCACTATTTCTGGCTTTCCAAAAACCGGCTCAATTATACAGGGAAAAGAAAATGGGTTTGGCCAAATTATTTATTTAGAAACACTTTTTGAACAATCTGATTATATTACAGTAGTTGTAAATAAAAATAAAGTGTTCGATACCTTTACACCAGATGCCTCTTATGTAAGTTTTGCTGGAGGAGTTAGAGGTACAACTGGAACACCTGAAATTGCTGAAGGTTGGGATTATTTTAAACAAATATCAAAATATAGAGCTGACATTTTCTTTGACACAACTTTAGAAACAACAGTGCCAAACATTTTTGATAATTTAAGAAAATATTATCAAAAATACGCTTATTATATTTGTCCTACCGTCAACGACACTCCAGAAAATGCAATTAGTTCAATTTCATCAATTATGACCGATGAAAAAGGAATTGCCTTTTACTGGGGGCACGGTAAAATTAAAAACACATATACGGGTGAGTTTAATGCCTCAACCCTTATGGGTAGGGTTGCTTTAAGACTCGCTGATATGAATGACGTTTTTAATGGCCTCGCGCCAGCTTTTTATAATGAGAATGGAAGACATGGCGGTCAACTTGGTTCGGGTATTGTTGAAATGTTTTATGACGCTAACGAAACACAGCAACAACTTCTCGCCGATGCTAGAATAAATCCAATAATTGTCCACCCCTCGTTTGGTACCGTTATTGTTAGAGAGAGAACGTCACAGTCGCTGCAGTCTGATTATGCTTCGATTGGACATACAAGATTAAGGGATTACTTAATTAGAAATATTATTGAGCAAGCATTGCCTTATCAGCTTTATAAGCTTAATGATGTTGATCATAGAGCAAGAGTTTCATCTCAGATTGATAAAATTATTGAACCTGTTGCCTCTGAACCTTTTAATCTTTTAAGAGAATATATTGTTAAGTGCGATGGTGAAAACAACAATGATGACGTAATGGCAAGAGAAGAATTTGTTGTTTCGGTTGCTATAAAGTTTACGAAGTTTTCAAAGAAAATCTATCTTTATTTTACAAACAGCGCACAAGGCACAGATGTTTCGGAAGATGTATAAAAAAATAGGAGAAAATAAATGGGTGTTTTAGAACAAATTTTTAATCAAGGAGACGATTTTTTAGGATATGAATATCAAGTATCCTTCGGACCTATTCCTTATTTAGATACAGTTACAAATTCGCTGGTTAGATGTAATACCGTTAGTATACCAGAAAAAGTTTTAGGTACGTATGAGTATGATTATAAATCAGAAAAGATTGTAAAACCAAATGGTAAAAACTTAACGCAAAAAGAATTTGAAATGGAATTTAGATTGGACAAGTATTTATTGCTTTATAAAGCGTTTAGACTTTGGAATGATTCTATTGTTAGTCCAATCACGGGCGGGTCTTCAATGGACTCTATAAATGGTACTACACCATTTAGAATTCCCATAACAGTAACGACGGGGACGTATGATGTTTTAGGTAATTTCGTACCAACACTACATGCTTGGTATTTCAAGGGTTGTTGGCCAATTTCAGTTGGTGCAATAAATCTTGATAATCAAAATGGTGAGCCAGTTATGTGTAATATACGTTTCGGATTTTTAAAGATGATCTAATGAGAAGTCGAGGATATAATTCCTCGGCTTTTTAACTATATAAATATGGGATATATAGAAGATGTTTTCCAATATGAAGATCAATTGGGGGCTTTGTGGGAAGTTAGAATAATTCCTAAAAAATCCTCAAATGTTGACTCAAAAATATTAACATTTAAAACTCAGGAAATGACCATACCATTTTTTCGATTTAAAGTTGAAAGACAGCTTTCGGGTTTAATTCCGTGGATGGGTGTTGAGGACTTAAATGAATTAAGTATAACGCTTAGAGAGTCGGTTGATTTTTCGACTATTAAATTTTTTGAAGAGTTAAAATCTAAAATCTATGATTATAAAGAAAGACGCTTTTTAGTTCAAGAAAACGAAAACGATTACTTGGTTGATATTGAAGCAAGTTTTTTTAAACCCGGCAGCATCGAACAATCAATAGAGTGGAGAAATGCAGATCTTTGGGTAAAAAATCAAACATGGCAAACGCAAACTATATATGATGAACCGTCAATAAAAATTATATATAAAAACTGTAAGCTTATTGGTTTTGATAACTTAAATTTAAGTTATACGGGCGGGGAGGCGATTGTTTATTCTGTTACCCTGATGCCCGAAACATATGAAATTAAATAAGGAGTTTATAAATGGAAGAATTAAAGCAAAGCGATATTTTTGTAGAGGCTAAAAAAGCTGAAAAAATAATTGAGAAAGAAAAACACGTACCTACGGGTTACGTTCCCGTAATTTTCTCATCAGGAGATAAGGTTGGGCCTGAAATTTTACATTTTAGAAACTATTCAATGGAAGAACTTTTTGAACTTGCGTCCGTTAAACAAGAACTCCAATTTAAGACACTTGTATACAAAGCTTTGAACAATATGGTTTTTGAGGACTTTGATTGCGGTAAGCTTCATTATGAAAATATCAAGGAAATTGTTTTTACTATTTATAAAAACTTTTGGGGGACTGTTTTATATAATAGACCATACTATATTGATTTAGAAAAAACAGATAAAAAAGATAATATTGCATACATAGACATTAACTTAAATCTTTTGAAAACAATTGATATAAATGAAAAGTTTAAAAACAAAATAGCTTTAATTGATAAAGTTTCGAATAAAAAAATCGTCTTTCAATTGCCTAAAGTTGAGCATATGTTTTTAGCTGAAGACGCTGTCAAAATAAAATATGCCGACAAGGAAAAAGAATATTACGACATTAAAAACCTAATGGATTTAAAAGAAAAGCTTTTATTTGAAAAGGAAATAGAAGCAGCTAAATCTATTGAAATAGACGCTCTTAGAAAAGAGGAATATGATAATTTATTAAAAGAAAAAAGTAAAGATTATTTTAAAATTATTCAAGCCCAATTAATATATTCAGTCGATGGAAAGGTTTTAGAAAATATCGAAGAAAAATTGACTGCATATAAATATGATATTGACGCCAACGCTTGGATAGAATACAAGGATATTGTTGAAAAGTATGGAAAATTTGGTATAAATCCCGATTATGAATTTATATTAGATGGTAAAAAATTGTCAAGGAGGTTCTCCTTTCGACCAACTATCTTTATTCCTTCCCTGGACAAAAAATCAGATACAAGATATAATTTTCAATTTGATGATTGAATTTAAAGGCATGGAAGAAAGTTCTATTATGAAAATGTCGGGATCAAGGGTGAGAACAATTATTGGGCAATTAAAAACATATAAGAAAAACAACCCACAAATTGTTTGCCCTCTGATTAAAAGGAAAAAATAATGGCAATGATAGACAAGCCGCCGGTAATTAAAAAAGTAAAAGAACCTCAAGATGATAAAATATTAGACTTTTTAAAAAGTATTGATTCGGGTATAGACGACTTTTCTTCCTTTAATAAAAATCGTAAAAGACGAGTTGATAACCCAATTGACGACATTAAAGATCTTAGAATAGAATTATCGAAGTTTGAAAAATTTGTAAATAAAGATTTATCAAACACTGGTATGTCTGAAAAAAATTACAAAAAGTATATTGAGCTTCAAACAAAAGCGCTTGAGAATTTTTCAGAATCAATAAAAGATTCTATTGACGATTTTAGAAAATCAATTTTAAGTAAAAAAGGTGATTTAACGAAAGCCGATATTACCAACTTAAAGAAGGTTGATGAAATAGAGGAAAGTTTTGAAATTGTCAATCCCATTTCATCAATTGAAGATCCATTAAGAGATTTAAAAGATAATATAAAAGATTTTGTAACCATGTACGATGATCTTGATATAGAAGGTTTATCCAAAAAAGATAGAAAAAACTATATTAAAGAACAATCAAATGTTATAAAAGAAAAACGCGAAGAAATAAAAGAAAATTTGGACGAAGAATATAAAAAAATTTTATCGAAAGGCGTTTTAACAGAGGAAGATAAACAGTCCTTAAAAGAAATAGGAAATTTTAGAAAGGCTTTAAAAGATTATGGAGTTAAACAAGAAACAATATTTTCAAAATTTAAAGAAAAACTCAAAGACAAATCCGAGGAAGGTAGAAAAGATCTTTTAAACGCTGCTCAGGGTTTACTCGGGCCCATAAATTTAGCATTACAACCTCTTCAATCTTTATTTGGTTTTGATTTTGCAGATATGTTTGGCTTCTTTAAAAAAGATGATGAGTTTACTAAAAAAGGTAGAAAAATAAAACCTAGAAAATCGGATATATTAAAATCAAACCCTGAAATTATTTATTTAGCAAACGAGTTGAAAGGTATAGAAGATAAAACTCAAGAAAAAGATGGTGATGGTTTTTCCGTTGAAGATTTTGTTATGGGTAATATGATATCAAAACTTTTACCATCTATAATGTCCTCAACAATAGCATTTATTGCAAGCCCAGCGGGTATTGCTTTAATGGCGGTTGCTTTGGGTGCTCTTGGAATAAAATTATTGGGAGACGCCAACCAAAAAAGAAGAGAAGATGAAGCTCGTGCTGAAATGGGTGATTTCATGGAAGAAACGGGAATGTCAGCCTCGCAGATTGTTGAACTAAGAAATGATATCCCTAGATCGATACGCGGGGGATTTTCAAGAGAAGACGTCGAGGCTAAAACAGAACAAGTCGTTGAATACTTTAAAATAACTCCAGAAGAATATTTAAAATATGTTGAAGAGGACCCGAACAACATTGGTGAAAAAGAAGAATACATTTCATATATTAAAGATTATATAGCGAAGAAAAATTCCGAAAGAGTTGTTGATGAAGAAGCTGAGACTATAAATAAAGCTGAAATTCCCGAACCACCAAAGTTCCACAACGGGGGGTTTGTTCCCGGGAACAAAAATGAAGAAGTCCCGTCTATTCTTCTTGGTGGGGAATATGTAAAGTCTCACAAAGAAATTGAATTTGATAAGTCTAATATGGCTATAAATTTATCTTCGATAGCTAAAAGTATGCAAAATTATAGTAGGGGTGATGATATTGTGGAAGGTTTAAGAGAAATTGTTGAAACTATAAAAAATAAACCATTCAATAATGTTATTACACAAATTGAATCACAAAAAAATAATTTTGACAGACTTAGGAGAGCAACTATATGATAAATATACCAAAAGGAAAAGAAGTTAAAATAATGAGGGGGTCTCAAAACTTAATGGAACCTCATGAAAAAATAATTTTATCTTCTCCAATAACAGCCAGTTTTACAAGTACTTTTGACTCTCTTTTGCCTGATATGTCTGGCGCGGCTATGAACTTTTTGAATCTTATAACCACTGGAGTTAGTGCTGCAACAGGAGTGGGTGTCGGGGCTAGATTTAAAGAACAAGGCTTCCAAGTTTGGGAAACAACGCAACCGATTAAATTTTCTTTTGAGTGTATGTTTTCTTTTAAAACCTCTGGAGAACGTGATGTTTTAATTCCTGCAAAAAAATTAATTAAATTGCCCTTACCCGAGGAAAAGGGTTGGGGTTTAACCCCGCCCGGACCAACTATATTGCAAGTGTTCGAAGGTAAAAATCCCGACGCAAATACATTGCCTTATGCCAACAATTTTTCCTTTAGATGTGGTGTTTTTTATTTGCCAAAAATTTTAATTTCATCAGTTGAACCAACTTGGTCTGAAGAATATGATTCACATGGATATCCCATGCATTGTACACTTAGGGTTGATGTTGAATCCATTTACACAGCAACGACAAATCAAATTGACAAATTTGGAATATAGGAGATATTTGTGGATACAAGATATTCAATAATGAAAGACTCAGAAGCATATAAAGACGAGTTTGGAAACAATTATAAAGACATATTTTCATTTCCGATTAATGATTTTTCGGCCAGCGAAAATGTTATCTCTTACACATTAACATCTCTTGACATATATAGATTTGACTTGCTTGTTTATAAAATCTATAATGATGCTAATTATGATGATTTTGTACTATGGTACAATAATATTGAAAACATTAAATTTGTCAAACCTGGAACTGTGATTCTTTTTCCATCAAAAAAAGACATTGATGATTTTTATAGAAACCGTCAATAAAACTCAGCGATCTTTAGTCGCTGTGATGAATTTTAATACTTTTTTTAAAAAGTAACTATATAAAAATACCGCAGGAAGTGCGGGAATTTACGCCTATGGAGATTTTGTAAAACGGTAAACCAGCTCGCTGGCGAGTAAAAGTCGATGAAGTAGGAAAACTCAAGGCGACAAGAGTTATAAGCACAGTGATCTTTAGTCACTGTGTGCTTCACAGAGAAAAAATTATATGAAATTTGAGAACTACTACGATATTGATATAAAGTTTTTATCCCAATCCTTAAATTTACCGGCTCAAGCTATGAATTTTTCTATACACGATTCTATAAATAGCTTTTTTTCAAATGCGGAAATAAATCTTCAAGATAATACCGGTTTGTTTCGAGAATCTTTGCTTAATATAAATGGGTCTTCGTTTGAATTGTTTTTTGGAGATCCAAACAAAACATTAAAGGCTAAATATGTTACTCGACTTTCTCATTCAGAAGAACCAAAAACCTTTGGAACTCTTAATGGAGACTTAAACTTGTTTTGTGAGCATGAGTTTTTTTATCAACAAAAAGAGACGAATGCGGCTTATAAAGACAAGGCTAACAAAATTGTAGAAAGCACAATAAAGGACTATTCGTTTAAAAAATTAAATATAAAAGAAACGGACTCAACAATTGTTTTATACAGAATTTCAATGAATCAGAAAGATTTTATAGAAAAAAACATCATACCAAATTCTTTCGGTAGCAATTGTAATGATACCCCTTATTATTGTTTTATAGACACTGAAAATTGTTTTAATTTTATTAGCTGGAATGAAATGTATTCTACATCTCCAGTTGCAAAACTTTATTATTCATCTACCAAACCGGCTGATTTCGATAAAAATAAAATATTCTCTATAAAACCTTTTTCTAAAGATTTTAACGATATTTCAAAAAACATTAGCAAAACAAACTTTTATAGAGACTATAATAGTGGAGATTTCTTTAAAGTTGATTCAAACATTTCAAATTTCCCGAAAAATGAAAAAGAAAAATTTTTACCTATGTTACGGTCTGGTGTACAGAGTTTTGAAACCAAGTCTTATTTTTATAAAGATTATACTAGAAAGGAATTGACAAAAGCCCAGCTTATTTTCGATAACAAAAAAACAATGAATTTGGAATTTTTTGAAATAATAGTACCGTTCAACTCTTTGATAAATTCGGGCAAAACCGTAGAGTTAGAAATTAAAACACAGAACGAAATATCAAAATATAACTCCGGGAAATTTTTAGTAGAGGACTGTATACACACTTGGGATGGTAAAAACAAAAGGGGATTAACAACATTAATTGTTTCTAGAAAACAAATTTTTATACCGAGCAATTATAGATTAAAAAATCTCGTTATGGAGGGTTAAGTGGAAAAAATATATATTGCTAAAGTGGTCGATAATAATGACCCCGAAAAACTTGGTAAAATTAAAATTAAAATAGTTCCAGAAATGGAAAATTTCGATGAAAACCTGTTGCCGTGGGTTGGAATATATAAACAGGGTTTGGGCACCGGGGACAATACGGTCGTTCATGAAGTACCTGAAAACAACACATTTATTAGAGTATTAGTTGAGGATTGGCCTTTTTTTAAAAGAATAAGATACATATCAGATGACTTCATTGAAGGAAAAAGTCAATATAAACAATTTGAATTAAATATAGAAGAACTATCAGAACAGAATTATCCCCAACCTTCCTTTAAAAAATATAAAGATGGTACAATAGTTTTTCATAATTCTCAAACAGGAGAACACGGAAGTTATTTCCCGAACGGCTCTTATTTTTTCATAGATTCTAATGGGGCCCCTCATATATTTATGGGAAATGAAAAACTTTCTTTAAAAAATAATTTAATCTCTATAGGTGAATATTTTGATTTGTTTAAAGATATTATTGATTCACTTTTTTCATCTGGGTTTACTGCTGGGGGTTCAAACGTATTACCAACACCTGAAGCTGTTGCAAAAAAAGATGAACTTGATTTAAAGTACAGTTATTTGTTTAATTAACTATATTTACATAATGGAACAATTTTACGATGTAAATATAAAGGGCGAAATTAACGAAGAAGGAAGGCTTGAAGAACTCTGGGGAGCGGATGCAGTTAAAAATGCCATAATAATGTGGCTAACATCTTATAGGTCAGACTATTTAAGAAGCCCTACTAAAGGTGGATATTTAACTTCACATTTGTATAAAAAAATGTCTAGTAGTACGCAGGAAGATATGTATGATTCAATTGTTGATGGTTTTAATCAAGAGTTTGATTTCGTAGAATTGGTTAATCTTCAGGTAACTCCAAATTACGATAACAATTTTTGGTCTATATTTGTTGAAGTATATATTCCATTTTTAGACTCAACGGTAGAAATATCTGAAAATATTAGAAATTTAGTATAGGAAATAAAAATGTCAGAAATTCGTTTTGATGCAGATTCAATAAAGCAAAGAATCAAAGATCGTCTAAGATCCAAATCCTCATGGGCAAAAATTTTATATTATTCCGCAAATCAAAGAATAATAGACGCCGTTGCAGAGGAGTTTGCATATCTTATGTTAAATGATGAGATATTAACTGTGGAGGGCAAGTGGAATTTAGCCAGACAAAGATCTTCACTAATGGCAGAAAATAAATTTTTTAATTATTTTCCATATAGAAAAAAGGGTGCGAGAGGATTTTTAAAAGTATCTACTTCTGAAACCTTTGATAAAATGTATGGGGTTAACGTGCCTTTGGAAAAATATAAAACGTTTTCAAACAATAATTATAATTTTTGTATAGCCGAAACTACTATTTTATCAACGATAGAACAGTACAAAAATGTTGAAATCGTACAAGGCAACTATCGAGAAGTTCAATTTACTGCTCAAGGTTTAGAAAAAGAATCTTTTACTGTTATTAATGATTCAATAGATAATGATATTTTTGACGTTATTGTTAATAATGAAACATATACAAAAGTTGATTATTTAAGAGATGCCGCAAGCAAAGATGATAAAATATATACTATAGAAAATTTAATAGATTTTTCGGGTGTTAAAATAACTTTTGGAAATGATTATTTTGGTAAAAAACTTAGAGCGGGGGATACTGTTGTTTTTAAGTATATTGAAACTGATGGATCTAAGGGAAACGTCGAATCGTCTAATAATATAACCACAGTTATTTCTTCTTTCGAAGACTCAAACGGAAATCCTGTTGATTTGTTCTGTACTAATGATGAGGCAATTGTTGGTGGTGTTGATTATGAAGATATAGAATCTATTAGAGATAAGGCTCCTAGATCGTATAAATCTGGGAATGTTGCAATAATTAAGGATGACTACAAATCAATATGCGAATCATTTTCGTTTGTTAAAAAAACTACCGTGTGGGGTGAAGCTGAAATAAATGAAGACAACAATAATGACCCAGGAACATATATAGAACCCGAAGAAAATTTAGTTTATATTTGTTGTATTTCTTCATCAGATGGTTCAATTACACGGTTTCAAGAAAAAACCATACGAGCAGAAATAAACGAAAAAAAATCTCCTACAGACATTGTAAGGTTTGTAAAACCTTCAATCATATATGTAAAGTTTAATGTTAATGCATACATAATAGATAAAAATTTTACAATAGTAAGGGTTGTGGATAGTATAGATGAGAAATTAAAATCTGATTTTTCAATAGATAATCTAGACTTTAAGAAATCAATTTATCAATCAAATTACATAACATCAATAAACTCTGTTCCTGGGGTTGGTTTTCATTCTACAACCTTCTCTCTTTATTCATTTTTAAAATTTAGTTCTGCTTATGTATTTTCTGGATCGTTATCAATAACCCAGATAAAACCAAACACAGTTAAAATATATGTGAACGATATTACTGGAGCCGACGGTTGGCTGTTATTGGGCCAGGATGACGGTTCGGGCCTTTTATTTGGTGTTGAGGATTACACGTTAAGTGCGTCTTCAATAAATTATGACACGGGCGAAATTAATTGTTTGGTTACCAATGGATTAACAGCAACTTATTCAAACTATTCTATTAGAGTAAATTTTGAAGTTGATAATGAAAATATTGAACCGTTGGCTAGAAATCAAATAATATCCTGCGGTGACAACGTAATAAATGTATCTTATGTCTAAGGAGTTTGTAAATGTTTTTAAATAAAAAACTTCCACCGAACATGAGAACTCCTGTTTGGTGTGATTTAATGGATGCTATTGAAGAAGAGGTTGATTTTGCCTATTCTGAAAAAATATCTAATAAAAAAAGTATTTATAACACTGAGTTGATGGATTATAATCGGCTTATTGAAATTTCTTCTTTACTAAGATATCCATTTGATGTGTCCATAAATAATAATGTTGAGTTTTTACGCGAAGAAGTAAAAGCCATTCCATTTAAAATTAAAAATAAGGGTACTGTTAAATTATACAAGTCTCTTTTTACAGCTATAAAGTGTATTGGTGGAATATTTTTATACTATTACAACGGTGAAAATTTGGTGCGCCACACAGAAAGCTTATTAAAAAACGCAAATACTTTTATACCATACGATCCGTACTTTCACTATCCAATTGAAAATTATTCGGGCAATAAGGTTGAAAACGAAAGACTTGACAATGATCTTTTTTTAGATTCCGACCCTTCATGGAGATTGGATTCTTTTTCATCGAAAAGAATAACAAAACATTTTGCATTAGAAATTTATTTAAACCAATATTTTTATTCCGGAACTATAGGAGCTTCTCCAGATTCAGGTCTATCCCCATCGGCAGGTCTTGCTCCATCGCCCTTATTGCCTCCTGCCGTTGGGTTGGCCCCTAAGCCAAGAATTGCGTATCTAATAACAAGTGAATTCTTTTCTTATATATCTTTAAATGTAAATCAATCAAAAAGAGTGACCGATAATGTTCACGTTGGTTGTCAATTATGTTCTGTTGCAGACTCAACGCACATTATAGATAGTTTAGATGCTGTTTTTACAACACATTCATTATTAATGAACTCACTAACTACAAGTTTTTTCGATTCAATTAGTTCAGTTTTTGAAATGGAATATGTAGTTTTTGGCACTGGATATCATGACGATCTTCCAAAACTGGCTGGAGGTGGAGTTCAACCAACTGAACTAGATAATAAAATAGCAAAAATAAAAATTTTAAATGAAGAAAAGTATG